GGTCTTGTGACCGTTGATCGCACCGCCGAACTTGCTGTTGATCCGCCGTTCGAGTTCGTCGAGTTGCTTGGGATCGACCACGCCGTCCACCGTCAGCATCGAGTCGGGACGGTTGCCGCGATTCACGAACGCCAGGTCGTGCATGATGTTCTGCACGATCAGATCCGCTTCCGCCAGCACGCCCGCCAGCGGCCCCTCTGCGTCGTACGGGTTGAACCGCGACGGCTGGAACTTCATCATCATCACATCGTCAAGCTGGAGGTGCGCAATGTTGGTCTCGGATCGTCCGTAGATGTACCCGCTGTGGCCGTCGTCGTCGTACTGGAGTTCGACAAACTGCGCGGGCATGGGGTAGAGTTCGGTCACACCGTCGCCGCCGCGTGCGATGAGTTCGTAGGACTTGCCGCAAATCTCGCGGAAGTAGAACGAATACCACGATGCATGAATGCCGATCATGCCGGGCGTAGGCCGTGCGAGCAGGTTGAGGATCGGGTGGCTCATCACCTCCTCCACCTCGCCGCCCGCCTCCATGAAGGACGCGATGTTCTTGCCCATCGTGCCCGACGCGAGTGCCTTGTGTGTGGCGGTGCCGATCGCCTTGCCCGCGTAGGTGCGACGGTCGATACCGGCCACCTCGGTACGCCTCATCAACCGCAGGGGTATCGAGGAACACACACGCGCGTTTTTGCTCGCACAGTCATGCACCACGCCTAGAGCGCGCCGTATGGCCTCCTGTGCGGCCACATCCTGCGGGCGGTAGTTGTGGCGGTTCTTCTCCGCGTCCCGCACGGTCGCGTTATCCCACACCGTCGCGGCTTGGGAACTGTTCAGTTTCTTGGTCTTAAACGGCCAGTTCATCACCACCCCCACTCGGAATCAGCGCGACGCTCTGCGAAGGTCGGCACCGTTGCTTGTTTCTGTTCTTGCTCTGCCTCACCACCGGCGAGGTAGAAGGTTGGCCCTTGATCTATGTACATGATGTAATAGCGGAGCGCGTCCAACGCATGTTGGTTCTCGTCCTTCGGCTTGTCTTTGAAGCCGCTCAGGTTCTTCGCCCACTCGTAGGTTTCAAACTCGGCAATCAGGTTCGTGCAGGAAGGGTCTACGGTCAGCCGTGGGCGACCATCGCCGGGGTCGGCCAACCGTGCCTGTACCTTGCTCACGCCTGCCGTAATGGAGTCTGGCCCCTTGCGTGCGGGTATGGCCTGAATCGCCTTCTGCTGCATCGCCTCGATGAGTGCGGGTTCTGCCGAATCAACGACCACGATGTCGGACGGGTCGCGACGCATACCGAGCAGGGCGTTGATACCCTGATCGTGCGTCTTGCCCCGCTCGTACCACTCACGCGAGACATGCATCCGCCCATCCCCGTCGGTGAGGATCTCGAGCATGGCGAACGGGTCGGTATATCCGGGGTCAACCGCATACCCAACCGATCGCGGCTCAAAGTCCAGCGTCATCACATGCACGCGGCGATCCCACTGGTCATACACCAGCCCGTCCGAACCGACCCACTTGCCCAGCACATACCGCTCATACGCCACGCCCGTCATCTTGCGGAGTGACTCGATGTAGTCGGGGGCCTTCTCCATGAGGAAGTGATTGTCGAAGGTGCTGGACTCAATCACGCGGTGCGTGTCATCGAGCATCGACCCGCCAGGTGCGAGCCCCCAACGCAACGCAGCCCAATGTGAGGGTGGGCCGGGGTTGCACGCCCCGTACAGCTGCCGCGTCAGGCCGGGCACGGTCATACGCACGCGACCATTGAGCATGATGTAATCGTCAAGCGTGAGGTCTACCACCTCGTCAATCGCACACCCCGTACCGTTCACCGAGCCGAGTTTGCTGGGGTCGTCCAACCCGAAGTACATAATCTGCCCGCCGCCGTGGATGCGGATGATGCCCTCGCTCTTGTTGTGCGTGTAGGTGCCGGGCTCAAGCACGGGCGGAAGGTCGCCGTCTGGTTCGAGCAGGGTTTTCAGCGTGGACTTCTTGAGCGACACCAGCGTCTTGCGACAAAGGAACTCCACCGCGCCGGGGTGCGATGCACGCACGCGGAGCTTCCAGCACAACGCGCGCGACTTGGCCGCAGCGAACGCACCCGAGTAGAGCAGGTGGCGTGTGTGCATGTCCTGAACGAACAGGAGCTGCTTAGGTAGAAGTTCGACGGCTGCGGTGGTCAAGCAGGCACCCCCACCGCTTCGATGCGTGCCCGTGCGATCTCGACATAATCAGGATCGAGTTCGCATCCGATGTAGTTGAACCCCTCGCGTACAGCCGCCTTGCCTGTGCTGCCCGATCCGTTGAATGGGTCGAGTACGGTGCCGCCGGGCGGTGTGATGAGGCGGCACAGGTATGCCATGAGGTCGGTTGGCTTGACGGTGGGGTGATGGTTCTTGCGTGGTTGTGATTCTCGGCCACCATCCCGCAATGCCCCGACACCGTTCACGGTCTCCCGCCAATCCCTCAACCCCTCGTCCCGATCCTTCTTGCTCGCCTTCGCACAGTAGAAGTACCGGCTCGCGTCACCCATGCCAGCGGTTGCGTCGTCGCTGCCGTCGTGGATGAGGTTGGCGGGGAAGCGGCCAAGACCCTCAACAGGTTGAGCAAACGCGCCGTTCAACCCATCCCCGTAGACTCTCGCACCCGCACCCGCACCCGCACCCGCACACCCGCCAGAGTCCCCCACCCTACACCCATCCACATTGATCGCACCCGTCCCCCACTCCAGCACATTCGCCGCGACCGTACCCTTGAACGGCTTGCGGGCGAGGATGATGGGCTCAACGGCGGGCTTGAGTGCGGTGCCCCAGCCGTCCCATTGCTGGGCGGCGGGGGTTGCGGGGGCGGTGATGTTCGACATCTTGCCTGCCTGCCTACACTTTTCGCTGTGGTGGTCTTTCCCACCCTTGTTCTTGTTGTAAGGATTCGGCCCCACAACCTCACGATCTGCCCCCGCCGCCTTATCAATCGCCTTACTGACATTGTGCGATTTTGGGAACCCGCTGCCATAGACCCAGTGGATGCGGTCGCGGATCTCCCAACCCGCATCCTCGATCGCAACGGCCAGCCGGTGAACCATCCGCGTGCCGCCGAACGCGAGCAGGTGAGCCCCCGGCTTGGCGACACGCAACGCCTCCACCCAGAACTCAACGCCGGGCACACCCTTGTCCCAGCCCTTACCCATGAACGACAGGCCATAGGGCGGGTCGGTGACGATCGAATCAACGGAGCATTCGTCCATGCCCGCCATGACCTCGCGGCAGTCGCCGTGTAGCACTTCGTAACTCAAGATTTCCCCTTGCATGATCGGTACACCTGCTGCGAAAGCACCAAGTCCCCGTCACCGTCAGAGCGGCGGAGCTTGGGTGTCACATTGCTCTTGCATTCGCACATCGCCTCGTTGCGGCAGTCGTGGCAAAGCACGGAGCCGCATACCGCAGGCGTGTCACAGTTCTTGCACTTCTCCATCGTCGCCGTCCTTGACTACGAACATGATTCGTGTATTGCCTTGCCCGTCCGATTCGGCTGCTACCGCAAGGTCTTGCGACGGCTTGCCGATCGTGTACTCGAGTATGAGCTTGAAGATTGCCGCCCGTTCCTTCGGGTCGAGCGATCGCGTCATTGCCATCGCCCATAGTTCGTCCGCAATCTCGCGGATCTTCTCTTCGCCTACATGGTCGCGGAAGGCGTTACGCATTCGCATCGCTGCGGAGATACGCTTGCCCTGGCCCTTTGCGAGCGAGTTGCCAGGCGCGAACGCTCCACCCTCGCGGCGCTGCCCGTCCACGATCTCGCCGCCGTGCTTGCCCTTGTGGGCTTTCGCCATCTTCGTCTTTCCATGCTGCTCTGGCCGTCCCATGTCATCGCAACCTTTGCCCATCGCGGATTCGTGAGCGAGGCCGGTAAAAGGAGGTGTCACGGGTGAACTGCCAGTCATCGGGAAGGATCGCTGCGTTGGGATCAGCGGTGCCGCTTGTCAGGAATCCTTCGTCTACGGCAACGGACACGACTCCGGTTGAGTATGCGGTCTGATTGAGGATGTTGCTGCCGATGCGGAGCAACTTCGGCGGCAGGCCGGTGACGCTGCACTGGTCGGTAGTGACTGTCTCGCGGAGCAGGCCATCGACATACATGCGAATCTCTTTCCCTGCTGCGGGATTTGCGAGCGTGACCGATACATCCCAGAGGATCGTTGCCGCGTCACTCTTGGAGTCGGTATCGCCGTTGGCGGGGCTGAAGGTGACGGGCACGGGTGCGGGCATGTTCAGACTCCGAAGCTAGTGGGATGCGACATCATCGACTCCTATCGCGTGTCCGCGATCTCGTCTGGTATGTGCTGGGGGTGGGGGCTGGCGTGTTCGCCCAAGTCCCGAAGAACGCGGCTTGGTCGTTGGTCTGGTCATGTTCGTGGGCGATCCATTGCTGGGATCGCTTCGCGTTGTGAAACTGGTACTCTCCGGCCCACTGCTCCCCAATGACAGCATCCAACAGGGTTAGAGTGTCCAGACCCGCATAGAGCGGGTCAAAGCCCCCGGTGCTGGCCTCCTGCACTCCGTTGACGAGTGCGGCTTGTCCTGTCCCATCATGGTGTATTGCAAGATGTGACCAAGCACCATCGAAGCCCGAGAGTGCGGTTGTGGTGTAAAGATTGCTGATTTGGTTTGGCGATCCAAGCTGCCTGATCTGGCATCGCCACCTGTCCCCGGAGGGGTCAACACGAGGATATATTG